TTAGGAAACAATCCTATTAAACTGTTTGATTGCCTCTACTTCGGTCTCTTCTTTTAAGATATGAGTATACACTTTCAAGGTTATATCGGGCGACGAATGTCCCATGAGGTATTGAACCGATTTAACATCCATCTTGGCTTTGACAAGTCGTGTACAATATTCGTGGCGCATACTATGGGCAGTGACTTCAGGCAATGGTTCTTCATGGCAACTATTATAGGCTTTGATTAGTCCTTCAAAAATTCTAACAAGGTTTTTATTCGTATAGGGCCTTCCAGTTTTTGCTATAAACAAGAAGTCGGCTTGCCCATCTATTATTCTCTCTGCTTTTACAATCGGACGTTGTTTTACCGCTTCTTCAAAAGCAATGATGGCGTCTTTAGATAATGGGATAGTCCTTATCCCACTTTCTGTTTTTGTAGGTGCTAAATACAGCCCGCCGCTCTTTCCATCGTACACCATCTGATGAGATATAGTAACAGTGTTGTTATCAAAATCAAATGACTTTTTTGTTAGCCCGCATAATTCTCCTGCTCGAAGTCCTGTCTCGTGCAAAAGCATCACCATGCCAACATGCCTTTTATATACTCGACTAGATTTCATGAACTTGATCAGATTTTGATACTGCTCCTCTGTTAATATTTCTTTTTCTTTTGAGTCACATTTGACAACTGTATTTAATTTAAAAACGAATGGATTTCTAGGAATTATATTCTCATCAAACATTTCTTGAAATGCCGGTCTAGCTAAAGACATGACATCTCTGATTGTTGTATAACAATATCCTTCGTTATCCAATTCTCGTGCAAATTGTTTTACATCGCGCACTAAAATATCAGTTGCATTCATTTCCCCAATTAGGTGATTCTGAAAGATTTTCAAATTCTGCGATTTTGTTTTATAGCTGCTTGGCCTAATAGTAAGTTTTGTTTCTTCGAGATGTCTTTTTGCTAATTGGTACACTGTGATTTTTGAAGTAGACGTTGTACCCAAATTAAGTTTTTCTTGGATTTCAGCTTCTTTTTCTCTCAATTCTTTAAGTGAAGTGGCGTATATTATTGAGCGTTTTCCAAGTTTGTTTGTCCATCTATATTGGTATCTCCCATCCTTTCTCTGGCTCTCGCCGTCTTTTAAAACTTTGCCATTATTATCTTTACGTCTTATCATGATGCAGAACTCCTTACGTTATATAAGAAGCTCTGGTGTGACACCATGAGTATACCACATCAGAGCCTATATTTCAAACAGAATACGTTTGATCTATATATTTTTCGAGAGCCTTACGTTTGATAAGACGTTTATTCCCCACCCAAAGTACCAATGGACAGTTTTCATCATCAGTAATCGCTCTTAGTCGGCAGACCCCAATCCCCGTGTAAGCAGCCGCTTCATCTAACGTCAGAGTCGTCTTTTCCCAAATTGGGACTTCTTTCATCCAATCACCTCTTCCATCTTCACTGCTCCGTACTTCGCCACGCATACATTGTAAAGCAGCATCGCCCTGGTCATCAGACCAACGCCACCGATACGAGGGGTCACCTTGATATCTTTCATGTCGTAAACTTCATTAGCGCAGTCTCCATGTTGCTTGCCATTCTCGTCGTAGTTAATGCCAACGTCAATGCAGATGTCTGTGTTGAATAGATCTATGTGAGAAATAAAATTGCGTTTTCCAACCGCAGAGACGACAACGTTTGCTAGTTTTGTAACGTAAGCAGTATTCTTCATGTAGCTCCCCGTGCTGTTCACAGAAATCACATTACAGTGCCGCTTAATCAGCATATCGACCAACGGACGACCAACAATATCAGATTGACCGCATACGAGTACATTCTTGCCATCCAGATCGTAACCGATGGAGTCAAAAATCTTCATAACGCCCAGTGGAGTGCAGGGCTGAAATGGAGATGTAGTATTAAAACCATCAACATCAACTGCGTCTGGGATGTAGATATTTTGGGGATTGATATGTTTTGGCAACGGGAGCTGAACAATAATACCGTCCACATCTTCCCAATTATAATCTTCCAGTATCTTGTTATTTAATTCATCCTCCGTAATATCTTCTGGCAATTTGATAAGTTTTGCTTCGATTTCTACCTCTTCACAGTCACGCAACTTACCACGAATATAAGCGTTGGATGCGGGGTTATCCCCCACTTGATAAATATATAAAACAGGAGCGTAGTCGGCCTCTGCGATAATCTTCTTGATTTTATTTTTGATATCTTGTGCGATAGATTTGCAGTCAATAATCATTGTGAGCCTCCTTTATAAGAATCCAAGTTTTATAAAATTGTTTTGTAGCCAAGGTCTCTTAGACACTCACAGTAGCCACGGACGACATCTGACCCTACTTTATAAATAGAGCTAATGTATTTTTCGTCTTTATCGAAAAACTCAATCTGCCATTTTCCATCACGAATATATTTAATTCTATAAAAGTCAAAATCTTTCATTGATGCTCTCCTTTATACTCACTACTACTATACAGAATATTTCGTAGCTGATTGATAAAATCATCGACCGCGCACTTACTACAATCTAAATCAGAGGTACACATACTACAGCCATCTATGTAATGCTGCATCAAATCCTCTAATGATTTTTTATAGTATTTTGCCTTGTTTTTGTAAAACCCTAATTCTTTACCACCCAAGTTCAACACCACCTTCGTTTACAATATAGATGCCGTTGTCTTTCAAATACTCAATAAACTCTTCATGTGGTAATTTATGGGCGAGCTCACAAATAGTGTAGTTACTTTTGCCTTTCACCCATTTTGTTTCTTTTCTCAAGTTAGACCACTGATGTACACGAAATTCTTTACAACGCCATTTTAGATGAAAGGCATCTGCACACAAATCGCAAATTGGTATCTCTACATAAAAGTCACCCGGATAGCGTTTTCTTTGCCACCACTCCATATCATAAAATACAATACCATAGAGTTCAGGATAATCTTCAAATCCATGTTCTCTAAGGTAAGTAAAACTCAATCCATTGATGGTCCATTCTGGCGACCTTGGAACTGTATATCGAAGCTGCGATTCTGTATGCGAGATACAGGCGTTGTTATATTTTCCGTCAATGCCCATAATATACCAGTCGGATTTATAATAGCCTATTTGTTTAGTCAAACTCTCATCACCTCACAAAGCCCTAATTCATTCATCATTTTTGAAACTCTCCGTAGTATCTTTATACCCGCAGTCTTTCAAGGCTTGACAATAAGTTTCAAGGCAATTTTCATCTACGAATAGTCTATTCCACATACGGAAATATCCGTCGATGCGTTCATAATCATGCGCAATAACAATGCGATTGTTTACCACATAAAATTCTCCGCGTTCAATCATAGTAAATACCTCAGTCCGCTCAAATATTTTTCCTTTAGTCGTGGCGTCAACGTGTCAGCCTGCGACAGATGATCTTTCATATCGGCCAGCTTTACAATATACGCAAGCATCCCAACATGAGTATTTGAACCATCATGAAGTTTTTTACAATAATCGTCATAACTCATATCTTTTGGCTTTGTAAGAAGTTTTACAGCCTCAATCATCTCATCGAAGCACCAACAGCTCTGGTCGTCTTTGTCTGGGTCATAATCTGTGGTTTTAAGTAAATCATGCATGAGTCCAATACAAGAGGCTTCAATCATGTCAATGTCTTTTACAAAAGGGCTTGTGAATACGTAATCACTTACTCTTTCTGCGTGTCTCCGTGTTTCTTTATCGTAAAATTTCAATGCTCTATCTGCTACCGTGAGTGGATCTCGTGCTCCATTCGTTATTGTCATAATCTTACAACCTCATAAAAGTCTAGTTTTACCGTATTTTTAGTTGATTTTTATAACGATAATGCGTTAATATTTTATTTGGCACAAAGTTGTTCTTCCATAAAATCGTTCCACTTCATGCCAAGAGGTTTACCATCCACATCCACGCAGTTTCCTTCATCGTCATGATAGACAGCAGGTTCTGTAGGTTTACCATAGAATGGAATAGACTCTTTAGGGACAATTTGAACTTCCTTCTTTGGATCGTAGTCAAAATCGTGTGTCCCATCACAAGCTACGATATCTCCATCTGGCATTATATAAACTGGTTTGAAAAACTTTTTATTTGGATTATTTGAGGTGTCAAAAGAGACTCCCACAATCTCATACTTGTCCCATATTGGATTTCCTACACTCGTACTCGTTGTTAGCGATTTTTTCTTGCTCATGCAAATCAAGTCCTTTCAGCCAGTAAGATGGACATTCGTAAATTTTTTCGAGTGCGTTTACATCGTAAAAGTGCTCTCGATCTCTTTTGTTGTAATCGTAATATCCAATAAACGACAGACCATAATCGCTTATTACAACGTTGTCTTTTAAAAGAATCGGACGTTCATCACAGACCTTAACCCAACCTAGGAAGTCTTTGCAAGATTCTGCGCAACTATCTCTTGTTTGCTTCCTAAAAGCGCATACTTCTTTATGTAGACATTTACTGCAAATAGCCATTTTTTCTCGCTTTCCAGCAGAAATTCTCTGCCCAATCATAAAATAGTTTTGGAATGTCTCGTACACGAGAAACAACTTTCTGAAGTAAGGTGTCATTAGACTTGTCTTCATGAGGTTCTTTATAAATACATTCCCATTTATACTCCCAGAGTTCAACTGTATTGTCGTCTTGTGTGCTAATCTTCACAAAAATAGAACGAAGCTTATCGTTTACACTTACGGAAGCATGGCAATGTTCTTGTTTAAGCGGCCATTCATTTATTTCTGCAAATAAATTAAATGCCCTATCGACCGCCATTTCAAATAGTGGTTGCTCGTCAGAGCACATACATATTCGTTCTATATCCCCATCATGCAGAAGATTAAGTTCCCAAACTTCCATTACGTTTACCACACTTTAAAACATACATTCTTAATCGTCAAAAACTTCTTCTCGCAGAACCGGTTCATCGTGGCTCTCTACACGGCTGCCGCATTCTGGACATTGTGTTTGATAAAATAAAATCATATCCAATGACTTCGCAACCAAAACACCTTCCGAATCAGACCAAAATTCACAACCACAACCACATTTAAAATGATATGCAAGTTCTTTTGGAGTCTGCTTATGTTGAATAATTTTAATCGCCATCTGGCACCTCCACGGTAAAAATAGTTTTAGTTGCTTCTTTCCAAGAAATAAACTCAGATCCAGCAACTTCCGATCTACATCTATAGCACGCAATCACATTATTCTCAGGAATATCCAAATCAGGACTTTCAAAAGAAGCCACTCGAATCTTAGTTGTGCAACCGCAGTTCTTACAATGGAATACGATTACTGGATTCTTCAAACTATCAGTCTTGTGCATAATGATTTTTATTCCTCCCACCCACCCATAAAACATATTTACTCTAATTGTTCAAGTGCATATATCAAATACAAAATTAAAGTCTTTGTCTTTTCTTTTGTAAGTGTTGCAGAGCTCAATTCCATATCTGGAGCATCACTATAATATGCAAGTTCAACAGAGCCATTCGAGACCCTTACGCCAATATCTACGTTGTAAATTCCGTCTGTCGCTTGCAGGAAACCGATTTCATTCCCCTCCATAAATCCTCCGTAAAATTTACCTTTTAGAAGAAAGTATATCTTGTGCTTCTAGGGACATCAACGCTAATTGTTTTCATATGCGATTCAAATGTGCCCACCCCAAAGCGATTCACTAACGAAGTCGCATTATTAATATCGTCAATATTCTTTTGGAGTTTTTCTAACTCTTTCTGAATATCAATTTTTACCTCGACATTCTCAATAAATCCCATATCTTCAAGACACTTGCAATAGCCAGCAATCTCGTTATAGAAGATGTGGTCATATTCTTCAAGAAGAGTGTGTTCATCAAACAGCTTTACTTGCCAAGCAATTCCAAACGGTGCTTCCTTCTCGGCATGAGATTCGATAGTATAATACTTCATTATGTAATCTCCTTATTTAATGCCGTACTTAGCCTTAACCCTCTTCAGAACATCAGCCTTCTCGGAATAGCAATCACGAGCTGCATGATAGTCACTCATCTTCTCGGCCAGAATGCGCTTTGCTTCACCTTCAGCAACATCAGCTTCAGCCAGCTCCTTATTCAGCTGATATCCGCTTGCCTTAATTCCATCGACAAATCCGTCGATGCGGTCCTTCGGCACAGACTTTTCGCCTACTGCACCAGTTTCAGTGTTAAACATCTTCACAATAGAATCCGCAGCACCTGCAATAGAATAAACATAAAAATACTTAGCCATAATTATTTCTCCTTTATTTTTCTTACTGTTTTCCGGTAGATCCAAATCCACCCGCGCCACGCTCAGTTTCGTCCAATTCGGAAACTTCTTCAAAATCAGCCTGCCAGAACGGAACTACCGCCATCTGAGCAATACGGTCACCGTGGGAAATCATCTGAGGGAAGTTAGAATGATTATGTAATGCCACAATGTACTCTCCACGGTAATCCTGATCGCAAATGCCTGTTTTGTTCGCAGGTGCAAGTCCCTGCTTAGTTGCCATACCACTGCGAGCATAGATAGCTACATACCAACCTTCCGGCGGAGCCATTCGCAGACCAGTATGCACTTTAACGGTCTCATGCGGCTGAATCATAATGCAGCGATTACCGTCTTTGTCTACTACGGTTGCCTCGTCAAAACCGATATAAGCATACAGATCTGCGCAAGCAGCATTTTTAGAACCATAAGTCGGCAGACGAGCATCATCGTGCAGTTTATTGATCTTAATATTTGGATGGTAAACAGTGGTAAAAGCATCGCTATCTGGGAACTTTTCGTAATTTCCTAAATCCATATTATTTTCCTTTCTCTTCTTGAGTCCACCAAAGTGTCGGTTCTTTATATCCAAGACTCCATTTGATGTCAATTACACGCTGGTTCTTACTTCCCATGTACGGAAGTGAAATATCTTTCTCTGCTTCAATAAATGGGCCATCTACAAGCACATTGATGTTTGCAAGAATTTCTACTACAAGACTATCCTGATTCCATAAGTCCTCCCACTTATATCCAGTCCAGAGCCACACATCTTTCTTTTCTTCAAACTCTTGCCATACTCGACGAACAATCTTCTCAACGGTTTCTCTATTCCCTGGCAGCAGTGGGTCTCCACCGGTGAGAGTCAGTCCCTGAATATAATCAGGTCGAAGTAAATCTACAATTTTATCAAGCGTTTCATCTGTGAATGGCTGACCACCATTCGGGTCCCATGTGGTAGGATTCTGACAGCCGGGGCAATGGTGATCACAACCCTGCACGAAAAGTGTGACGCGCACCCCTTCGCCATTTGCTATATCACATGGAACGATTTTAGCGTAGTTCATTTTCCCACCTCGATTAAAAGACCGCAGAACGGGCAACGATTATAGCCAAGGCTTTCGGGCGACTCTTGCCCTTTAATTCCGCCACCACAATAATCACACACCCATGCCGAGCTCTCACAATTATCTACGAACTCAAATACAGTTGTTGGCTGGCGATCTACTTGAAAATCAATAACTCGTTCAACATCTTTTAAAGTTTTGATATATCCAAGATTTCCTTCCAGCAAAAGACAATCTTTTAATCTATCAGCATCAACTAGTTTCATGTAGTTCATTTAAAACACCACCGTCCACATACTTGCACATACGATTACAAAAATATTCAGTGCGACGCAGCCATACATTCCATTTTTCTTATCACCTCGGAAAATATATGTAGAGGTGTCATACAGAATCTGCTCAGAGCGAATTACCGCAGCGGCGAAAATCAAAATGATATAAGCCTTGGTCATAAACCATGCAATCTCAGTCAGCATCGATTAGCACCTCCTCGATTGGAATAACCTGACCATCAACGTAGTAGCACATCTGACCGTGCTCATTATAATAAGGAGACATGTAGCCGTAAGCATGGTAGCCTCCACTTTTACTGAACAAGTAATACATGACGTGTGTATCCTTATCGTACACCATAGGAGTGTCACCAATGCGATAGAACCAGCCATTCTCTTTGGCTACATTCCCTACTGAGTCTTTCACACTTGCGTTGCATCCAGTCAGCATAACAGCTGCTAGAAGTACGCATACAACAGTATTTTTGAGAATCTTAAACATACCTTTCCTTTCTATTAAAAGCGGAATTCTATCAAAATTTGTCAAGAATTTATTGCGATAATTCGTTAAATAATTTTAGCAAAAATCAGGAATTTTTCTCCTCCTCCGGCAGATACCGCCAATAGTCAGGTTCCTTAACAGCATAAAGGGCCCCAATTTCGTGCCATCCAACATAAGAACTCAGAACTGCTGTATCCTCTCTACCATCTTTATATCTAATCTGGCACGGTACACCATACTTCGGCAACTCAATATTTGTGCTTTTCCAACCGTCGTTTTCTTCAGGCCAGTCAATTCTAGCTCCGCAATTTCCGCAGTAGCCGTTCTGGTTTCCATCTTCGTTATAAAGGTACTCACCACTGCCACAGCACTGACAGGAGACGATACCATCTTCTGCAAAAGGATTGTTAATCATCGTTGTCCTCCTGCGGAAAATCCGGCCACGGTTGCCAATGAGTCACGTTAAAAAGAATATTTCCATCCGAATCTGTCCAAAAATCCTGT